TAAGGGTATCTGAAAACCATTTCCTTACATCGGTAAGGCACAGGTTTACCCAGTTTTCGCTGATTTCTGCCAATTTATATCACCTCCGTTATGAAATGGTTGCGCCGTCATTAACCCACGAGTGCAGACGGATCACAAAATAGATTGTTGCTTCCTTCTTGACGGCGTCCCATTCCACATCAACAATGTTGAATGTTTCCCCGCCGGTGGTTTTCATGTTCAGGTTGTTGTAGGTCGTGGCGATTGTGTCAAACGCATGGCAGTTGACGGCACGCTTGCCGGGGTAGACATACCCGGTCATGCCGGGCGCGAGTGTCCCGCCCGCGCCGGTTACGGTGAAGTCGCCGCCCGAGTTGGCAAAGTCGGTAATGTCTAAGACATCCCCGACATTAAAACCGGAAATGCTGTTGGTTGAAACAATAACGATTTTGCCGCCATTAAAGATGTCGTCCGCCCCCAGAAATTCCGCGTCTACCCATGAGGTAGCGTCCCCGCTGTCAACCGTGGACAGGGTTTTGGGCACGCACTTGTACACAATGTCCGGGTCGGTGTAGACAAGCAGTTCGGTTCCAGATTCGCGCCCGGCGGTAGAACCGTCGTGATCTTCTGCGGCAATCCCGAATATCGCGTCATCCGCGTCGGTGGCGTCATACACCACGATCCCGGTGCCTGCGGTAAACTGCACAACCTGGCCCTTTACAACTGCTGTTGCTGAAGGGATATAGTAGGTGTGCGGGGTGATCGGCCCGCCGCCCAGCCTGTATGCTGGTGTAAAAATCATATTTTCTCACTCCTTGTTAGCGTTTTCCCCTGAGATATTCCCAGGCTTCCTTTAGGTTCTTGTAGTGGCCCTGCTTTACGCGCCTTTCGGCCCATGCCCTCTCGTGGGGCTGGAAATCAAGGCCCTTTTCGCTTAACGGGGCGTCGTCCGAAGGTTCGACGCCCCGTTTTGACTGTCTCTTGTGGTCCTCAACAGCTTTTTTAGCCGCTGTGTCCTTCGCCAGCTGAGTCAGCCTTTTGCGGTTCGCGCCGTACAAATAGCTGTAAACGGTTTCCGCGTCAAGCGCGTGGTTTCGCAGCATTGCCGCTTCAATCTCGGGGCGCAGTTCCTCAAAAAACTCTTCGCCCTTTAAGGCTTCCATCTGCTCCTTGATAGCCAGTTGCCTGGCGCTGTATGCCCCGGCTTGCACGGCTGGATGTTTTTCAATGATCTCTTCGACAACCCTGGGGTCGTTTATCCCCGCGCTTTCATACCGCTTGGCTTCAGCCTGTCTTTCCGCTTCGTCAACGGCTCTCAAATACTCTTGGACGCTGCCGTACCCGGTTAGGCGGGCAGCTTTTTCAAGGTAGGTTTCCAGGGTTTTGGCCTTACCTTGAATCCTGTCGTGGTTCAAGCCTTTCTGGAGGAGGGTCTGCCGCTGTGATTTCGGGACCTTGACAGTCTCTTTAAGGAAAGTCACTTCGTCGAACTCTTCCTCCGGTTCCTCGGCTGGTGTTCCCTCGGGTGCCGGGGCCTCAATTTTGACTTCCTGCTCTTCCGCGGCTGGTTTGCCGCTTTCTAACTCGTCCATAATGGCCTCCTTGGTTCGGTTTTTTGCCCCTTTACGCGCAGGGGTTGGCGCATCAAAAAGGAGAGGCTATTTGCCCCTCCGGTGCTTGTTAATCTCAATCGCCCTCTCCTGGGCCAAAGCCTCCCTCCTGGTGTCGTGTTTTCCCAGGACTTTTGAACCATCCCTAGTATAAAGCACCCATTTCTTCCCCACCCGCTTGATCAACCGCGCCACCTCCCATCAACTGGGCGATGTAAGCCTGTAACTGTTCGGGCGGCATCTGCATCATGGCGATGGCGGCCTCTATCATCTGCTGTTGCGGCATCTGCTGCGCCAACACTCCTACAACCTCGGGCGGGAGGGATCCTAAGAAAGCCAGCACCTGGCCCGGCGTTGTTTCCGGGGCGGCTTGCGGCTGCATGGCTTGCGGCTGCATGGCTTGGGTCATGCGCTCCAGGGTGTCCTGTTTCCCCGGAAATTCGGGCAGCAGTTTATACAGCCCCGGCAGATCAAGGGCTTTTCGCTCGAAAAGGTTCATGGCCAGTTCGATCATGTATGCCTTGGTGATCGCCAGGGTTGCGCCCACATCCACTTTTATATTAAAGTGAAGCCTACGGGTTTCGCCGGGTTCCTCGACATACCCCTGCCTGGATTCGTCTAAAAGCCGTTTCGGGGCCGCCAGTATGACAGAGGGGTTAAAGGCAAACACTTTCTGCCCGCCCCCCTTGTCTAAGGCGTACTCCCGGTCATAGGTGACAAACTCGGCCAGGTGCTCCAGCCACAGTTCGCAGAGTTCCCTCAAACCGTCGTTCAAAGTTTTAACCACGTCGTTTTGCGGCCGCATGGCCTGTTCCAATAAAGCCATTGTGCCGCCCGCCGTCTTGGTGTAAGGGGTTGATCTCCCCTGCGTTACATCCCACAGGTTGGTAATCCGGTCGGCATGGGTTAAAAATGAGTCCACGGCTTCCAACGCGCCGGGCAGCACCTGGCCCGGTATAGTCATTATCTCGGTGTGGGGGTTGCCCCTGGTCGGTATTTTTAAGCCGCCTTCCCCGGTAAGCTTTTCGGGTTCCTTAATACCCCCGTGGCGGTAAGCCTTCTGCGGCATGGCGGTAGTCTTGATGCTCACCAGGTAGTCCTGGATCAGCTTGTTTACAATATCCTGCACCCCATCGCGCTTGTCCTGCCCCACCAGGCTCTGGAATTCGCTCCTGCCCCACAGACGCTTGTCCTTCTGGACGTAGGGGATGATCACCACCGGGTAGCGCCCGTGCTTATAAAAGCCGTTTTCAGCCATTTCCTCGTCGTCTGCGGTACATTTTAGGAGGACATAACCCGCTATCCAGGCCACCTGGAGCTTGTTGTTGTCATCCCTATACCAGTATTCGTGCAGGTTCACCCGGTCGCGGGTGTTTAGGCTCCGGTAAGTCTTGTCCCTGCCGGTGATTGATACCGGAGTCCTGCCGGAAGAAGTCGTTACCGCATCCCCGTAAATCTCGGTATCAGAAAAACTGCTCTCCGGGACAAGGATTTCTTTCAGTTCATCCCTGGTATATTTACAGAGGGGGTCTGCTTCCTTGGAATACCTGCGGAGTATGTATTTTATGGTTTTCGGGTGGACGAAATCTATAAAGTCCGCTTGCTGGATCTTCCTCGGATTGGTGATATTCGGGTCTGGGAAACAGTTTGCCGGGTGGACGATTGAACAGTCCAAATCCCCGTCGCCGCCGTTTAAATCCGGGTTCCAGGGGCTTTTAATGACGATAGTCCCGATCTTCGGCCTGATCCATTCGCCTTCGGAAAGCTCGGCGTCCATGTCCAAAGCGTCCCAGTAGTATTCAATAACATCGTTCACCTGTTGGGTAATGTCGTCGTAAAGCGGCCTCCGGCAAGTGATGTTTATCGCCGTTTTGCCGCTGACCATATTGGCGTGAATAGTGCGAAGTACCTTCCAGCAGATGTTCACCTGCGGTTTCGGCTTCCATTCGTCCTTTGTTTCAGCCGTGTCCCACTGGTTATCCTCAACATAGTCGTCAAATTTCTGCCAGGTGTCGATCGGCTTTAGCTCCTTTGATGCCTCGTAGTCGGCGTAAACCTGGCTGATAAACTCCCTGTCCGCTTCGTTAACCAGCTTTTCCCTCGGATTTTTCTTTTTGAAGGGGTTAGCCAATAAATTTCACCACCTTAAAATAAAAAAAGCCCACCCAGGAGTGGGCTTCTGAGAGCCTCGAATTATTAATCAATATCTAGTTGTTGCTTCCCGCATTTCGGGCATATCCAATCCGGGTTTTTATCTCTAAACTCTTTTTCTGTACGGTATACCATGCCTCTGATTAGTGTTGCTTTGCGCTCTAACTCCTGCGCCACAAATTCTGTTGCCTTAATTTTGCCCGGTTCTGGCCCAAACTCATCCGGCTCTTTAAACAACAAGTTTTTGTACCAGCTTATAAAATCTGCTCCAAAAGGGTTGTATCCGTCCTTGCTCCAAAAATCGTCTTGGCTAAAGTCGCAGTTGTGACAATGTAAATATGCCATTTAGACGCTCTCCTTTCCTTTCGGCGTTCATATTTCAAACCTGTTTATCTCTTTGCACCGCGGGCATTTGACTTCGGCCTGTTTAATCAGCGAGTAAACCTCCGCATGGTCGATTATGACAAGCTGGCCGCCCTTTACCCGCCAGTTCTCGGATACTTTAAGGAGCAGTTTGCCGCAATTGGTACAGCGGTGCTTAACAAGTTCGTCCCTGTTGTGTACTTTGTGATCAACGTGATCAACTTTCTTCACATACTGCATTAGAGCACCTTCTTTATTTCCGCGGTAAGCTCGTTTAACTGCTCAACGGTTATGCGTTGTTTCATATGGCTTCCTCCTCAAGTACCCGTAATATTTCCTGCTTCAGGTGTAAAGAAAAAGCCTGCCCCATTTGCCTAGCCCTGTTCAGAAGTCCCTGCTCTTCTATGGTGTATTCCTTTCGTTTTAACCTGTTAAGCTCGTCACAGACAGCCTGCATAGCCGTAACCTGTAAATCGTTGGGGAGCCCCGCTATAAAACTCTCTAATGCACTTGGCCTGTATCCCATAACATTTAGACACTCTCCTTTTTGGTGTCCTAATCTTCCCATCCCGGCCCCCACTCCCGCCTTCTCATGTCCTCGATCCTGGAGGGGTGAATAAAGGTGCCGTCCTTCTGCCAGCCCGCTTTTACGCTCGTCCCGCCCCCGGTTGACGGAGGGGGCATGTCTTTGGTTAAAGCCGTGGTGTTGTCGATATGGAGGCCTATTCCCGCCATTAAAACCGCGTCGTCCCAGTAACCGGATCTCGCCGCTTCCTTGCCGTTGGGGTGCCGGACGAAGTTCATCGCCTCGTCCCAGAACCGCCGCCAGTAGCAGGTGAATACCCGCTCCCTTACCGCCTTTTTAACCGCGTCCACGACGTAGGGCCTGGTTTTGGGGGAAGTGAGCCAGCCCAGCTTCTCCCTTTCCTCGTCGGCAATCTTGTCGTAAACCATGCTCCGGTAGATGTCCTGGTAGACAAGTTTTAAGTGGCTGATGGTTACCGCCCCGTGGTTGTTCAGCTCCGGCGCGGTCAAAGCGTTGTTGTAGTAAACCGCCAGCTTGTGGATGTAGTCTGCTAAAATGTCCGGGTCCACCTTGCCGTGGTAAACCGCGTCAAGCCTTTTAAAGCTCCGGTTGAAAGCCCCCACCGCGTCAAAGTCCCCGTGCTCCAGCCCTTCCGCAACGTCGCCGGGGATAAGGTACTCACAATCCGGATCGGGGTGAAACCACACTTCGTAGTCCCCGGCCTCGTCCGGCTCCCACTCCGCTTTGCCGTTGTTCCAGACAAGGTTACCCCTCTCTCCGGGGCGGCTCTTTTCAACCCCCTCCTGGACGGCTTTAGCGTCGAAGCAGCATTTCCCCGGCATGACGAAACGCCCGTATTTTCGGGCCTCAATGTCGTTTGGTTTCATGTTGGCTTCCAGGCGTTTCTTCTCATCTTCCGAAAGATACGGGTTGTCGTCCCACCCGGCGGTTAAGCAAAAAACCTCCGGGTCCTTCTTCTCCGGGGGCTTCGTTTCGTTTAAGTAAATGTCGTCGTAAATATGGGTAAGGCCGGACAGCGGCGTTAGGGTCCCTATCTCTAGGCCCTGCACGTCCATCAGGCGCATCCTGCACTCATCCCGGATGTCCTCCGGCGGTTCTTCATCGAACCAGATTAATGTTTGCGATGTGCCCTGGAATTTCTTCCGGCCCTGGTCGTAGGATTTAAACCCTATCGTCGCGCCGCTTTTCAGCTTCATAACGTCGATTACCTTGCTGTGGCGGTAGGTGGGTTTGCCCTTTACCTCGGCCCTCGGTATCCAGCCGCCGATTAAAGTGTCCGGGTCACCAACCAGCTCCTTCTGCACAACGTCCCGCTGCACCTCGTAAGTCTCGGAACACACCCATATCCTGGGTTTTGAAGGGGCGCTGTGCGCTATCCGGCGGTACTTCTCAACCAGGGCGCTGACATATTCGGGGTTTGCCATTTCCGCGTATTCCCGCCTCAAGCTCTCTACGGGCGCTTCTTTGGCAAGCCGCCTGTACTCCCCTAAAATCAGTTCCTTCCAGTCGCCCAGGTAGCGGTCGGCCCTCTTCCCCAGGGCGAAAAGCGTAACCAAAACAGCCCCGCCGACAGTCTTGCCGCAGCGGTTCCCGGCCAAAAAATACTTCGTCCTTTTGGGGCTTAACTGGAAACTCACCTGCTTGGGCGTAGGGTGAAAAAACCTTAGTTTTTCTTCCTCTTTCAGTTTTTCAATCAGGTTTAGAATATCATTTAACTCTTTCGCCTTAGCTTCCCTTTGTTCTTCGGTTAAGGCCATCAGTAATACACCACGCAGCCCGCATGCCTTGAAATAAAGTTCCGGTGCTCCGGTTTAGCGCAACACGGCCCTATCTCTTGACTGCGGTACTCCTGCCAGAGAGCGCAGGCCCTGGTGTAATTGTCCTCTTCCTCCGTCCCCGGCTTCTCAAACTGCCGCATTAACTGCACCCTCCAAGAATAAGGCTTGCCGCATACCCGGCAGGAAGCCTGCCGGTTAACCAGTTCGTTTCTGGGCAGAATAAGATCGGGGCGCTTCTTCTTGGTGCATATGTAAAGTCCCATCAGTAATCACCATTCACCAAAATAATTGCCTTATGCTCTTTTAAATCCAGCTTCTTGACGGTAAAACTCCCGCCCAGGCCCTGTTTTTCAAGCTCGGCGGTTAAAAGCGCCTTCGCCTCGGTTTCGTCTGAGGCGGTTATAATTGCGCCAGCGCCGACAGGATAATGCCCTTCAAAATCAGTCGAGTAGTAGACACGCATAAAAACAACTCCTTATTTAACCCACTTCAGATCATTCTTGGTTAAAAAATGGTGCAGACAGATCCCCATGAAACCAACCATTTTCTCATTTCCAGCTTCACTTGTGGCCCCTGCTTCAAAAATTAACCCGTGGCATATCTCATGCACCAGTATTTTAACCTTGCGCTCTTCACTCATAGAGTTTTTAATGTAAATTTCCTGATTGGTATAATTTATTTCTCCAAGCGAACTGCTTGCGTCAAGGTATTCGTCTTTGTCAAGGCGTATGGTGTATTCAATGCCGAAAATATTTACTTTTTCAGGTAGCATAAAGCACCTCTTTCTAGAAATTAGAAGCCTTTTTGTGGGAAAAATAAAAAGGGCTTTTTGGTAAAAAAAATTAGAGGAAGGGATTATATATCACGACCCTCCCCCCGGCCCGAAGTCCCCCCC